CATAACGAAATTTCAGAAAAAGAATGTCCTAGTTTTGATGTTCAGAAATGGAAAGAAGATAATATATGATATTAGATGTTATAAAACTAGCGGTAGGTGCTGGAACACACATAATGACTAACAGGCAAAAAAGAAAAATGTTAGAGTCTGATGCCGCTATGTTACACGCACAGAAAATGGCAAATGGTGAAGTTGAATACCAAGCCGCAGTTAGACAATCAAATGATAATGGGTGGAAAGACGAGTTTGTTCTTATTTTGGTAAGTTTACCCATTTTACTTCTGGTATGGTCAGTATTCTCAGATGATCCAAGTATTCAAGAAAAGATTGATATATTTTTTGATAAGTTTGGAAGTCTCCCTTTTTGGTATCAGACTCTTTTTATTTCAATCGTAGCTAGTATATACGGACTTAAGGGTGCGGAAATATTTAAGAAAAAGTGACAGACATAAAAATAGTCTTACACAATACAATCAATATATTTTCGATTGTAAAAGTTCTTTATACAGTTAAGACGATGGATAGAGCGGTGGGTTGCTTTGAACTTCTTGATACTTACCCAGACTTGAGTTGTACACACGATTTTGAACAAACACTAAAAGGAACAGTTAGTAATATTTATTCAGGATTAGATATTCAAGGAGAAGTATTCTTAACAGAATTAGAAGATAACGAACTCTTGGACGGATCAATCCGACCAAGAGATTTCGCTATAACTATAAATTAAGATAATGCTTGTTCTATTTTTTTTACTATAAATTGATGTTCATCTTCGGTAATATCCTCATTGTCAAGCGAATCATCAGCATCAGGAGAACTACAATAAAAATACAACAAAGATATTAATTTCTTTGTTTGTCTTGCTTCTTTGCCATTAACCGTTATGAAAAAATTTTCTAATGTTTTTCTTTCACTATAAGTTTCATTATATTCATCACCATTTCTGTTCAAATATATACCCCACAAAAATGATTTTTCCTTTTTAGTAAATTCAACTCTCATTGTTTGTCCTCCCATTTTTGATATTGATAAGCTAGTAATAAAATTAATACTACCAACCCTCCGAAGAAAGTTGGTAGTAAGAAATAATATAATAAAGTTTCCATATTTATCTCCCAAACTTATGTTCTTGACTGTTTAGATAAATTCTTTCTTCAAAGCCTTTGTTACCCAATTTTACACCTTCTTTCCAAACCAGTACTTGATAATAGTGTAAACCATCAGCCATTTCATCTCTATAAAAATGATTAGCCAAAACATGGTCAAAGACTTGCGAAAAATTAGATTCTTCAACAGTTGCTTCTGTGTAATCTAAAACTTTTCCTGTAAGTTTATCTTTCTTAAAGTATTCGTATCTATATTTTTTCATTTTATTTACCCTTTCGTTAATTGTTGTTAATAAACTATATGATTTATTAACACAGCAAAAGAAAAAAGATAAAATAATTTAATTTTTTTAACATAAGGATTTTGTACACCTTATGTTCACCTAATGTACCCTCATTTTGTGCAAATTTGAGCGATTAAAGGCTATTCTGGGAGGAGTTCTCCACCGCCAAAGAAATCGCCTATTTCCCTTATATTTGGGTTATCTTTGAGTATTTGAGCTATTTGCTCTCCTGAATATATAAGACTGGTAATTTTTGCGTTTTTATTAGCCCATATTTTTTCTTGTATTTGGTGATTGAACTCTTTGATATCGTCTAAAGGAACATCATATAGTTTCATTTTGCCAGTTTTCAGTTTGTATTCAATAACAGGGTATTTTTGACAAAATCTTTCGTTTACCCAAAGTGATCCCTCCCAAAGTTTTTTACCATCTCTTTTTCTGGTATAACCGCAAATAATATTCAGATTAGCTTTTTTTATTCGATACAATGCAATTCCAATCTTATAAATACCAGCATTCCATCTTGGTGCATTGATAATAAAGTTTTCTGTTTTTTTCATCATAGCCCTTGTTTTAGTTCCTCTCTTTTTGTTGAATGATAAGACCTTAAAATATCTATATGTATTCTGTGAGACTCAAGTTTAGCCCAAGATTTCCCAGCCTCTATTTCAGCTTCATCTATTTGTTCATCTAATTTTACAATATCATCATCGGCTTTTGCTTTCATCTCTGCATCTTTTTGAGTAGCAGATAGTCTATGATATAAATATTTTTTTGCTTTCAGGCGATCTCTTTGTCTCATCAAAGAATCTACTCCAGCTTTATCTAATCTAGCTTTTTGACTAATTGTTTCTGTGTCAGCTTTAAGTTTATTTATTTCTTGAATACTATTCATAACTGGCGAGGGCTGGGGTTGATACTAATTGGGGGAGTTGTTGTCCAGCCCTCATAAAAAGAATTATCCTTTTCTCCATCTGTTATGTATTTGAGTATTGGTCTCAATGTATTGAGCAATCTCAAATTTTTGTCTTTCTTCTGGTGGATAATTCATAAACCATTCATATTGAGATAAATTTTTATGTATTTGATTCATTTGCCACGACTCAAATTTTAATAACTTAGCTACTTCTTTTCGGTGTTTATCTTCATTTTCATCTAAGATTTCTATTTCATCACCATCTTCATTAACTAATGGTGCTTCATTCAAAGATTTTTCATATTCTTCTGCATCGAAGTCAGTTCCATCATCTTCTTTTTTTTGACTTGCATCTTCAATGATCTGAAGTGTTTTTGAAATAAGGTTGAGATGACCTGTATCAGATTCATCAAATTCAGCTTTAAATTTTGCACCCTCTACTATCCAACTTGGACTAGGTTTACCACCAGTAAAAATACTAGTGATGTAAGTACCATATTTTGGGTTGAAAAATTTACTTAACTCACCCATATCGCTTTGTGTTTTAAATGAAAAACCTTGTCCATTGGGTTTAGGATCAAAGACTTTTGTGATCTCGCACTCTATCATTTTATTCTCCTTTAAAAAGTTTGATTATTTGTTGTTTAAAGTTTTCATCATTATAATAAAAACTATTAGTATCAGGATAAGGAAACATATTTAACCAGTCTTGTTTTGTTTTACAAAGACTGTCTATTTTTTCAATCCAAGACATATTTCTTTTCATTATTTCCCAGCCCTCCGCTAATTCTTTTTGTGGTATCTCATAATACTCACATTTTTTATTTGTTCCATATAAAAGAGCAAATCTTCTTTTCTTACCAGATAACCCCCAATAAAATGCTTGTTGTCTTATCCAATTGGTTTTTGGAATATTATATGGTGGCATGGTTTTTGGTGCTTTTATATCAACAGTAACATCGTTAAATGTAAAATCTGCTAAACCATAACAATTAAACGCACCATAAGTACCATAAAAAGGTTCTTGAAATTTTTTAATTCTTTTAAGTTGTCTTTGTTCTAATTCTTGAGCCATGAGTGAAGCCGCATCTGCACACCATTGATAATATTTTGGATCAATTCCGTTTAGTTTATCCCATTTTAAATCAACATATTTTCTTAATTCGCTTTGAGTAGGTGATCTATGAAGTATAAACCGCACAGATGATTCAACGCAAATTCCTCTAAACATATGGTCGTTTGGAGGAGATTTAATTCCAAATATCCTATATGCCATTTCTTTTTCTCTTGAATCACCAGTCAATCCATTTACTGAACTTGGTGAATGTCTATAACCAATTGATTGTAATACTGACACCTAATAATCCTCCAATTATTATTATTAATAAAATAGTTTTACCATAACTTGATAAGTATGTGTTATTTTTTTTCAATTCTATAACCTTTGTCAATACTTTCAAACCATTCGGCTAAATGATAGTTTAACATTCCTCCAGCTTTTTCATAGGGAACATTTTTTTCATACCAACCACTTTTGTATAATTTTTTTAGCACTCTATCAAATGCGGCACTATCGAAATGGTCAAGAGAAGATATTCCTTGCCTATACCTTTTTTCTAAAGAACTATATTCTCTCCTAGTTAATAAAACACTATAAAACTCAACATATCCAGTCGGCATCAAAACCCTCACTTTCTATATCAATCTTTTCACATTCAAAACATAAATCTTCATTCGTTACTTCATCGTGATCGCATCTTGCTCCACACTCTTTGCATACAAATATTGGATTACCTGACATTTTTTTCCCTTTGTAAAAGTTTTCTCCATATTCTTTTTTTATTTCTAAAAGATGTGTCATCATCAACATAAAAATTATTTTTTTTATCTTTTGGTTTTTCGTAGTGAAAGACATGACATTGCCCAGCTTTACCTACCATATTATTTTTCCTCCATTTTATTTAAAATATCTTCAAGCAAAAAAATACCTTTTTCGATTTCCCAACTGCACCAATCCGATTTCACAAATCTAAGCTGAGTATAAACCATAATAATTAAACAAATTGCTATAATTATGTTTAGTATATTACTAATTATTCCCATATCAATACTTGATGACCTCTACCCTCTAAACACTTTTCCATAATTATTTTATAATTATCAGGTGCTTTTGGAGTCAAGTTTAGAAATCTAATCCTAGTTACATTATAAACTTTTTTACTGACTTCCCATACTGGATTAGTGTTATCTTCTGCAATTGCTTTACAAGTGTACATATCGTCATGTTGTCTTTCAGCATTGTGCGGAATATTACCTGATCCGCCTCTGCTATCAATGATGGGTTTTACCGAGCAACTTGTTAATAATGCCATCAGCATCAAACTCAACATTATTTTCTTCATTTAGTACCTCCTTACTAATATTTAAGAAAATTTTATATTCATTTTCAATCAAATATTTGATTATTTCTTTGTTATGTAGTTTTCTCTTGTTAGTATTTTTTCTTAATCTCACAACTAAAGGGTGTTCTATTTTTGAATACATCAATCTGATACAATCAAGTTTATAGTTTATGTCCTTTAATTCTTCATCAGTAAGATTAATTGCAAAATATTTCCAGCCATTTTCTCTTGGTGTATGTTTTGTCAATGTAAACCTCCTATTATGTATGTTCTTCTCTTGTCTAAATAATTTAGAACAGCAACAACAACAATCACAATCACCTCATTAGCTGGTGTTTTCTCACATGAAAAAATCAAATCTTTATTACTTGTAGATTCTATCGTTATCATAATGCCCTCTCTTTATTTCTGAAAAATTATTTGAGTTGTTAATATTTGTAAAGCAAAAAATATTGACCCTAATTTTTGGCATTTTATAAAGGGTTTTGAGGCGGTTTCCTCCAGATGAAATGCCCTTTCGTTTAGCCGCCTCACTAATTTTATGAAAAATATTATTAGATCAGCGAAGCATTTAAACTTTATAAGAAAACAACCTTGTATAATAACTGGTGAAAAAGGTGAGGCTTGTCATATACGAATACTTAGCGATGGAGGTACTAGCATCAAACCATCTGACTTTTATTGCATAAGTTTACATACTGATTTACACAGACAACAGCATTACTTGGGTGAAATTTCTTTTTATCAAAAGTGGTCAATTAATCCTTTTACAATAGCGAAAAATTTAGTAACAATGTCTGATTGCAAAAAAGTGAATACAAAAACTATCATTCACTTACTTGATGAGAGGGCTAAGACATATGGAAGGATATATCAAAATATCGAGGGCGATACTTAATCACCCAGCACTTAACAAAAGAGATAGAACATACTGTGAGGTTGGAGCTTGGCTTTGGATATTGTTGGAGGCTAGTTTTGCAGAAAGAGATTTCACAATAGGCACACAAACAGTCAGGCTACAAAGAGGAGAGTTTTGCCATTCAGTATCATATATGGCGGAGGCTTGGGGTTGGACACAACCAAAAACAAGGCATTATCTAGATAAGTTAGTAAAATTTAACAGCATACTATTCGTCAAACCAGATGGCAAATCAGCAGACTTTCCAAACATAGTTAAAGTCCTAAATTATGACGATTATCAAGACGCACTCAGCAAATCAGATGGCAAACCTCATGGCAATAAACATAAACAATTAAATAATAAAATAATAAATATAGATGAATTTAATGATTTATGGAGTCGTCTTACTGCTAAGAGAGGTAGTAAAAAGGTTGCTTATCAGAAATGGATTAAAATAAAAGAAAAGGTATCTGTTGATGACCTTGTAAACTCCTACAACCGCCTCGCAAAAAAAGCTACAAGTATCGAATTTATTCCGCATTTCTCTACATTTATAAGTCAGGAACGATGGTTAGATGAGGATAAAATAGAAAAGGTAAAACAAGTAACACCAGAAGAATTTTTTAGAAAACGATTCCCAGCTCATGTTCCAAAAGGATTTGTAATGGTAGCACACAGTTGGAAAGAAATTACTTTTAGTGATGGAAAACAACAACTTACCTTTGATTATATGTCTGGTAAAAAAATATAATTAGTCAGAATAAAACAAATCAAGTACATTGCTTTTATGGAAGCAATAAAAGCAGAAGATCGTAGAAAAATAAAACCTAAGTTTATTGGCACAAAGAAAGAAAAAGCCAGAGGACAAGGGCGAATAGTTATGATTAATGTTGCGGAAAGCTCATTAGATATTCTCCGATCAAAAAAAGTTTTAAACAATGTTCAATATTATACTGCACTAAAATATAGAAGATTATGGGAAAAATCTCGTATTGGTAGTTATACATCTAATTTTCATAAAATAGGTGACACGACTGGTTGGTCAGACATGGCTGTTGATAGAGTTGAAGCTATATACAAATTAAGTAGAGCAAACAATTGGTTAGGTGATTATTATTGTGAAATATTGTATTATGTATGTGTTATGGATTTTACAATTAAAGAACTAGCAATGAAATTTCAAATGAACAGGCAAGTTGCTGGTAACAAGTTTAGAAATGCAATTGACGATTTTAAAAAATTTTTAGATCAAATTTATTGACATTATAATCAGTAAAGAGTAAAAGTTGATATAATTACCATTCGTGTAATTGTACATCAAATAAACATTAATTTTTGGGAGTTTTTCATGCCATATCACATGGGTAAAAAGAAAAAAAAGAAAAAGAAGAATAAGAGAAAGTAATGGTTAAGGTTGCGTCTATCAAGAATATTATAAAGGGTCTCAAGCCGAGACAACAAAAGACAATGAGAAGTCATGCTAGACACCATAGCCTTAAACACATGAGAGCAATGGCAAGAGATATGAAAAAGGGTCGTACTTTTAGACAGGCTCACATTTCAGCACAAAGAAAAGTAGGCAAATAATGGCTAAAAAACGCAGAAAAGTACCAAAGGATAAAAAAACTGGAGTTCCAAAAAAATATCTATCTGGTTTAAGAGGTGCAAAAAGATCAAGACGAGCTAATTTAATCAAAAGAGTTGCCAGTTTATATAGATCAGGAAGAAGAATACCAAGAGGATTACTCAGAGCTAGGACAAGAGCATAATGGCTGTAAAAAGAAAACCTTTATCAGAAGCTACAAAAGCAACATTGCGAAGAAAAGCCAAAGCATCAAAAAGATACACATATGGCACACTTGCTAAAGTTTATCGTAGAGGACAAGGAGCTTTCTTAAGTGCTGGATCAAGGAGAGTACCGATGGCGGCTTGGGCGATGGGTCGAGTCAATAGTTTTTTAAGAGGAAGTAGGAAACACGATTTAGATTTGCGTAAAAGAAAACGCAAATGATTTGGGTCATAACAGCCATGTTGTGGTATCATGATATTGATAGACCGATATATACTGACTACTTGCTAAAATCTTTTGACACTAAACGAGAGTGTTTAGATTTTGTTTTTTGGAATAAACTTGAAATGATTATGGAATTAGCTGAAGAAAAAGGCACATATGAGGGTCAATCGCTAAAAACATGGACTTTTTATTGTGAAAATAGGAGACTGGACGAAGTATGATAAAAGTTGGTGATTTATTCAAGCAAGGTATTTGTATTGTTTGTAAGATTCGTTTATTTGGGTACAAAAAGATAACTCGCAAATATTGCGGCAAGTGTAATGAAGAAAAAAGTTGAACTACCAGAGTTTGTAAATTTATCTCATTATCGTATTCAAATAATACAAATTAATAACCATATATCATATGAGTTGGCTGAACAGCAAGGTAGCTTTCATTCAAGAGAGATGAAGATATATGTTGATGAGACAATTATTGAGAGAGGCGGTACAATTGCGGTCGATTTAGTCAAGCACGAGCTTCTCCATGCGATATTTTACCTGAGGCAAATGGACGACAAAAAAGAGGAAGATATTGTAAATGGTATGGCTACACACTATACCGAGATTGAAAAGAACAATCCAGATTATGTGAGGTGGAAACTTCAAAACTTAAATTAAACTGTATTATCAGGGTTTACTCAAACAAGAGGTTAAAATGGGAAGAAAAACAAAATTACAAGATGACATACAACATAGATTGATTTCTGCTATCGAAAAAGGTCTAACTATTGTTGATGCCTGTGAATATGCTGGAATATCAGAGAAAACTTATTACAACTGGCTGAATAAGGACACAGATGAGATCAAAGACGAAGAAGAAAGAAAAAAATTTGTGCAGTTTTTACAGGATATAAAAAAGGCTCAGTCGGAATGCCAGATGTATTGTTTGGATTTCATAATGAAGGATAAATCTTGGCAATCTAAGGCTTGGGTATTAGAGAGAAGATTCCCTGATAGATGGGCTAAAAAAGATATGACAATCAATGAAAATAATGAAAAGGTAATAAACTTCACATATGGCTAAATACAGAGGACGAGAAGTAAAACTTAATAAACCCAGTCGTGGAGATGTGAAGAAGTTTAAGGTTTTTGTAAGAGACAAGAAAACAGGCAATGTAAAGAAGATAAACTTTGGGCAAAAAGGCATGAGCATTGGTAGGAACGACCCAGCTAGGAGGAGATCATTTAATGCGAGAATGGGTGCTGTGTTAGATAAGGTAAAAGGACAAAAAACATTATCTCCAGCTTACTGGAGCTTACAGGCATGGAAAAAAGGTTTTAAATTGTGAATGATAGTTCAAAGATTATGCAATGGCTCAATCAGAAGGTCAATGAGCTAAAACCAGAGGAAAAGAAAGAATTTTATTTTAATAGTGATTATGCTGGTCGGAAAGTAACCATACAAGTAAAGATAGATGCCCTTAACAGCAACACAGAAACAAGTAGCCCAAAGCAAAGTTAGAAACAGAGTTTTAGTAACTGGTCGGAGATTTGGTAAAACACACTTAGCGATTGGCGAGTTATTGAAATATGCTTGTCAGGAGTCAAAGCAGAAAGTCTGGTATGTTGCTCCTACTTATAGACAAGCTAGACAAATATGTTGGGCTAAACTGAAAGAGGTAGCCTTAGAAAACGAATTGATTAGTTACATAAACGAAACAGAACTTGCAATAAGACTGCACAATAACTCAGAAATATCACTCAGAGGAGCAGATCGATCTTCTCAAGCCTTGAGAGGTGTCGGTTTGGATTTTCTGTGTATTGATGAGGCGGCTGATGTACCCTCAGAGGCTTGGTATAGTGTACTCAGACCTACACTTTCTGATCGTAGTGTCAAAGGTGATGCTTTATTCTGCGGCACTCCAAGAGGATATGGCAACTGGTTTTACGATATTTTTTGTAAGGGCAAAGAGGACAAAGACTGGACGAGCTTTCAGTTTACTACTCTTGATGGCGGTCAA